TTCCCTATTTATTCCATTGAAGGGAATAAAATGCTTATCAATGGCGAGATTATAATAAATGCCCTTGATAAAGTCCAGTACACATACTGTAAGGATATTAAGATACCACAGGATTATGAAGTCGGCGTAGATGGTGAGTTATTCCCTGTCATGGCGAATATCAAGGATGTGAAATATGAGGTTTGTGAACCACCTATTGTTCGTGACCTTGAAAAAGAAGTTGCTGATTTAACTGCCTCTCTTTCTGCCGCGAGTACTCAAATAATTGAATTAAATGAAAAAATTAAGGCATATGATTCAAGATTAATGACATTAGAAAAAAGCGGTTAATAATTATTAAATAATATCTATATTACATATATTAGGAGAATGTTTTGTGTCTTTTCCATATTTATTTAATATTACTTTTGAAGTTTATAAAGTTGATGAATTGGGTAGGAGCATTCTTTTTCCTACTCTTAACTTTCCTATTAATGAAATTGGAAGAGTGCTTGCTTCAAAAGGAGAGCCAATTGAAGAAACAAGATTATTTATTCGAGTTCCAACTAATTTTAATTGGGAGCGCTCACTAAGTACCTTTTTTGGTGTTTTATCTAAATTAAATCCTGTAAAAATAACAAAGTCTTTATCTGTTTTATTGGGGGTTTCTTTATTAAAGGAGCCTGCAAAAATTGTAAAAATTGCATTATCTGCTTCAATTGGTTTTGTATCTTCTCTTTCTCCTATTTCTTTTGCGCCCAAAGCTTTGGATAAGGCAATTGGGTTTATTGCAGATAAATCCCCTGTAGCTTTAACAAAAACAAGTCTCAATGTCACTATCGGGATTAACTTACTTGCAAATTTAATTTATGAATGGGCTACTGTTTTAGCAACAACATTTGGATTAGTAGCTTCTAAAGCACCTTTTTCATTTACTAGTAAGTTCGCTCAATCCATTGGGTTAGTTCCATTAAAATCACCTTTTAATTTTATAAAAAGCTATTTTTATTCAAGTTTGGGGCTACTGTCAAACCTTTCTCCTGCAGGAGCAGGCAGGTTTTTTAATAAAGCATTTGGGTTAAGTGCCTCCAAAGACCCTGTTTTAATAACTATTTCTTTTAGTAAAGGAATTGGTTTAAAAACAATTGAACTTTTAAAGAGTATATCTACACAAATGGATTCTTTAATTATTGGGTTACATACAGAAGGGCCAATTAAAAAGATAAAAATTTATAAGAATTTAAGTGATTCTATAGGTTTTATTTCTTTTATTGCGCCTTTAACTTTAAGTAAAATATTAAGTATTTCTTTAGGATTAGTTGCTCAAAAAGCCTCTTCTACTGTGGGGCATGTATTTTCTAAATCAATTGGACTTATTACAGCTTCATTTAATTATAGTCTAAAATACTACAGGAATTTGGCGCAAAAGATAGGAATTACTCTTACTAAAGAAGAAGAGATTAAATATATTATTCATTTAGCTGTATCTTTTGGTTTAAAGGTAGTTGAAGCTAGTAAATTAGTTTATAATCAGAAGATTATTTCTACTACTATCGGGTTGAAGGCCATGTATAGTGATTTATATGAATTTAAGAGATTATTAGATAAATCTTTTGGATTAGTTGCGGCTAAAATAAATAATATTAAAGCTTATAGAGAAGCATATAAAACCATTGGTTTTGTTGCAGAGTATATTAAATATATAAAAATAAAGAAACTCTTAGAAAGTTCTATTGGATTAATTAATACTTTTAATTTTAATATTGCTATTAAACGTCTGTTAAGTCAAACAATAGGATTTATTTCCTCATATGAAGATGTTTTATCTTTCTATCGTATATTAAGTAAATCTGTAGGTTTAAAAACTAAAAATATTATATTTGCTTTATCTACAAAAATATCTAAACAATTTGGTTTGGTTAGCACATACAAGGCTAATTGGAAAATATATAGAATTTTATCCAAATCATTCGGTCTTCATGGTGAGCATTATTGGTATAGAGTAGAAAAATACGGATACAAATTATTAAAATTTATTGCTAGAGCTGCCAATAGACTTATATTTAAAGATGAGGAAGTTCGATAATGCCTAGAGCGTATAAAAAAGTTTTATGTTTAGGAGATAATTACGCTCCTTTTCCTTATGATTTTCCTTTTACTTTTTCTCCCGATGGGCCCGGATTGGGATTAAAGGCAGTTGGGGGAGCAGGATATTATAAAGTTTTAAGCAGCGCTTTTGGGCTATTGGCTGAAAAGACGCCTTATTTATTCGCTCATTATTTTAATAAAGCAATAGGATTTATTGCTTCTAAACAACATTTAGTTAATTATAGATTTGCCACTTCTTTTGGTCTTGTTGCTCAGAAAACTATTAATTTTACTAAGGCTTTTAGTAAAACCATTGGTTTTGTTGCTTCTTTTGTGTCAAAGAAAGCAATAGTAAGAATATTTACTAAGGCTATTGGTTTAATATCTTCAAAAGTTGCTTTATTAAGAACAGAAAAACATTTTAAAGCGCTAAAGTTTTATAATCTTGTTAAAAGAACATTATCAATTAGAAAGTAAGCTTTTAATTGTTATACATTGAGGAGTTATAATATATACTATGGCTGAAGAAACTTCAATTCGAGAAAAGAATACAGAGCCTATCATCTTTCAAGTGCTTTCCAATAATAATGTAGTAGACCTTTCTGGTATTGACCATGTGGAAATGCATATGATGGACTCTAAAGGAAAAGCATATAGGTACTCTTCAAGTGATGCCAGTCCTGCTGTAATTGTTAGTTCGGCAACACAAGGACTTATTACTTATACTCCGCCAAATGAAACTATATTTAAATATACAAGGACTCCTTATAAAGTGTATATGAAAATATATGATACTTCTACTGAGCATTATACAGTTCCAGAAGCAGGTGAAGAAGATATAATTGATGTAAGGAAGGAGTTTTAAATTGTTAAGATTTGATAACATATGGGAATATAATGCAGCTTCTTCTGCATATGTAGATAATAGTAATAATAGTTATAATAATACTAATATCAATTTTCTTTCTTCTTCCGCCAATTATTTTTATTTTGGTTTAAGCCAACGTTTTACAGGATTATATGTGGATTTGACAACTAATGGCTCTTATTCTGGTTTAGTTTATGAATATTATGATGGTGATACATGGCAAAAATTGGGCTTAATTGATACCTATAATTGGGATGCTTCTAAATATGTAAGATGGGTGCTGCCTAAAAACAATTGGATGAAATATAACTTTAATCAGGATTCTGTACAGCCTTCAGGTTATCCAGATACAACTGAAAGATATTGGGTTAGGATTTCCGCTTCTGCTGTTACTACAACAGCGGTTATAAGTGAAATTAGAGCTATTCCTTATGTATTATATTCTAGCCCCACAAAAGTATATCAATTTATGCAACTTAAAAGAGATTTTGATAATTCTACTAGCCCTACAGATTTAACAGTAGAAGATATTATTAGAAGGGCGGAAGATAGAATTGATTATAGAACTCGTAAGAGTTGGAGATTTAATGCCGTTACTGAAACAACAGACCCTCAACTTGTTGATTATAATAGATACGGTTTTTATTTAAGACATAGAAACTTTAAACAGGTTTATTCTGTTCAATTATGGGATGGTTGTGCATGGAAATTATTAACAGAAGGAAGAAATGGAGATTATTTCATAAATTATGATTATGGAATGATTTATTTTACCCGCCTTTTCTTGTTGCCTGCTGCGTATGGCATGGTGGGTAGGTATTTTCATTGGGGTTTTGGAGAGTATAAAAATTCTGTAAAAGTAGATTATGTTTATGGTAGAGATTGGGAAACCAACCCTGAGTTTTTTATTGTTGAAGATATTGCAACAAAATTAGCAGCAGCAGATTTATTAAGACATCATGATTATTCTGCTCTAATTGTGTCAGGCACAGATAAAGTACCTCTAGAATCAAAAATAAGATTATTGGAGGAATCTGCTGAAGCAAGAATGGATGAATTAGTAGGAGTTGCAATTTATTAATATGGGTATTATTACTGAAGAGGTTAGAAAAAAAGGCTGTGCTGCTGCAAGAATAGTTAATATTGGAAATAAATATACCAAAGGAAGGAAACAGCCCCAAGAAGAGATAGATAAACGAATGAAAACTATAGCAGAAAAAGGTATTAAAGTGGGACGACCGAAAGGAACTCATCCTATTACTGAATTTAAAAAAGGCGCAATTCCTTGGAATAAAGGTATAAAAACAGGAAAATCTAGCGGGATGCTTGGTAAGACAAAAGATAAATATCCTGAATTATTTAAGAAAATAGGATTCCAAAAAGGTCATAAAGGGTATTTAACAGGTGAGACATACAGAAAAATGATGAGTAAAAAAGGTATAAACAAAAAAGAGCAATATTTATTAGATATTATTAAGAACAATAGTTTTCCTTATACTTATACAGGAAGTAACAAAAACTGCAAAAGGATAGCAAATAAAGTTCCTGATTTTATACATAATTCAGATAATAAAATAATAGAACTATTTGGTGAGTACTGGCATCCTAAATCAGATGAAGAAAAACGGATTAAATATTTTGAAGCCAATGGATATAAATGCTTGGTTATTTGGGTTAAAGAATTAAAAAATAAGAATGCTTTAATTAAAAAAATTGAGGGGTTTTAAAGATGGCCTTTGTGTACGTGCAGGAGAAGCTTCCGCCTGAATTAATGCAAACATTATTGCAAACAAATTGGGCGGCATATCGAAATATGCCTAAACCTGATATTATTGTTGCAAATGACCCAGATGATGCAAGAGCAAGATTTGATTTAACAAATAATGATGTAATAACAATAATCACAAGTGGCCCAGAAGTAATAAAATATAGAGGAAATGTTCATTATTATGATAAGGCATACCCTATATTATTGGAACTATGGACTAGGGTAGATAGGCAAAGAGTAAGAGATATGTGGAAACAAGTAAAAGGAATTGTATTTGACCATCTTTTCGCAATTGATGGTTATCAGATAATAAAAATTCAGTCTTATACTGAAATGGTAAATGATGCTTTAAATATTTGGCGGGCTCAGGTAAAATTAAGTATAGAGGCTGCAGGTGTTTGTATAGATACCAATGGTGATTATGATAGATTTAATGTTTAGTATTAAGGTGGTGATAATATGACAATAGGAACTCCTGTTCGTGGCGAACAGTGGAAACTTGCATATGCAGTTGAAGCAACTTATGGTACAGACCCATCACCCAATGGAAGTGCTGGATATACAGGCTTTTTTGGTGTGGTTCAGGACGCTACATTGCCCGATGTTAAAACAGATTTTCTTCCTTTTTATGGCCTTGGTGTAAATTCTAATAGAAATTGGTTTGTGGCATATCGTGGTAAACAGCAGTTATCTGGTTCTGTATCTAGTTTTATGCTTTTAGATGGTAAAATATTAAGATTGGCTATTGGAGATATTGCACATTCTGGTACTAGTACTCCCTATACTCATACAATTACTGAGGCCTCTCAACTAAGCAGTATTTCTTTACATACTAGTTATGTTAATGCTACTGGTGGGGCGGTGTTAATGAGGCGTTTTCACGGCGGTAAGGTAAATTCAATGACCCTTTCAGCAACTGAAGGAGATTTCTTGAAATGTAGTTTGGATAGTATTATGTTTAATAGTTATCATCATAACGCTACTACAACTGCTCCTGATTCATTTGCTGTTACCGCAGTTCCTGCAGTTTCTGCAACATATAGTAGCAGTTTTACAGATGTAGCTGATTTAGCTACTACATATCCTTGTGACCAACCTTATTTGTTCTCTTACGGTGCTCTTAGTCTTTGGGGAACAGAATTTGCTAGGGTGCGCTCTTTTAGACTAGCAGTAAATAATGCATGTCAATTAAAATATTATGTACAAGATGGTGGGCCTACCCAATTACCTTATGAAATAAGAGAAGGCAAAAGAGAGTATACATTTAGTTGTCAAATTGATATTGAAGATTCTCAAATATATAATGAACTTATAAGACAAGGTTTGGATAGTAATGATAATATGGATGGTTTTCAGACTATTATTACCTTTACCAGAGGTTCAAATGATACAATAACAATTACCGCTCCTTCTGGAACTCCTGCATGCGGTGGGAATTCTCAAGGATGTTTTATAAAAGCGGCGCCTCATAATATTAATACAAGTGATAATCTAACAAGTACAAATATTGATATTCTTATGAGGAGTCTTAAAATAGTTGTTGTTGATAGTTATGCAAGCGGTACTTATTATTAATAGAAATTAAAAAGTAAGGAGGAAAAGATGGCAGAATTAGATAAAATCTATGTTTCGGACACAACAAAGGAAATCGACCTAGAGTTTGAAGGAGTGAAGATTTCTATTGAAATTAAACCCTTATCGTGGTCAAGGAAAAATCAAATTCTTTCTGGTTGTTTTACCTATGGTAATGACTCTCAGATGAAGTTTAACTTTGATAAATATATCAAAGACATGCTTTGTGCAATGATTGTTAAAGCCCCATGGGGTGAAACAACTCATATCTTTCTGAGCAAGATTAAACCTGAATTCGGTGCAATGTTGGAAAAACTTGTTCCTAGAGCATTTGAGGAAGGTGTAACAGGAGATTTTTTCGTAAAAGGGCAAGAGCCCTTATAAGAAACCAACCACTTCAAGGTACTTTACTTGATGAATATTTATATAGAAAGATGCTTGAATATTTCTTAATAAAAAATGGATTTTCTTATGAAGATATTCAACATTTGTCAGATAGAGAGGTTTTTGAATTTTTAATAATTATAACTGAAATGAATGATTATGAGAAGGAAAAAGCAGCTCAATCTACACAAGGAATAAGATAAAATGGAAGAAACATGGCGCATAGTAGTACAACAAGAAAGTGAAGGTGAAACTGGGACTACGGGTGGTGGAGATAATCCGCAACAGAAAAAGCAGTTATTTGAAGATGCTGGAAAAGTATTCGGTGCTTTGGCTGGTGTTGGTACAATGATGGCTACAATTGTAAGGATGGTGCATGAAAGTATTGTTATTTCTACTTTCTTTAATGCTTTTATTAAAGTTTTAGCTGCAATTATTGATTTATTAATGCTTCCGCTTATTCCTGTTTTATTTCCAGTTTTAAAGTTTTTACTTGCTTTTATTCCAGTAGCAATGGAAGTATCACAAATACTTAAACCTGCAATGGAACAAGTAGGAAAGGCGCTAGAAGGAATTCTTAAAGACGTTCAAGATTTTCTTATTCCACATATTATAGAAATGGCAAAAGCAATTGAGATTTTTGCATCAACAGGAGACATTGCTCCTTTATTAAATTGGGGAGTAAAGTTTTTAACAGAGGTAGTAGACAAAGCTTCTGCAGCTTTTATTGAATGGTTTAATAAAGATGGTGTTAAAATAGTAGCGGCTATTTCCGCAGCTATTTCTAATATGTGGCCTGCTTTTGTTTCTCTTTTTACTACAATTGGAGAAGGGTTAAAACCGTTATGGCAACCTGTTTTAGATAAAATTCTTTTAATTTGGAAATGGTTAGATGATAATTATATTAAACCTATTGGGTCTTGGCTTGTTTATTTTATAACTCAATGGTTGCCTACCGCTGTTGGCACTTTTATTGAATATATGATGAAACAGGCTGTTTGGGCTGCTAATATGTTTGTGCATGATTTAGTTGTTGCATTAGGAAACGCTTTAGTTGATGCTCTCGGACGTATAATTGGAGGAGAGATTAATACTAAACTTACTGCATTTGCTAATGGGTTAAATACTGCTACTGTACAAATGGAAAAGATAAACGCACCTAAATCTATATCTGAATTTGGATTTGGTGCTACTTCTTTCCCTCTTGAACAAGTTCTTGGAACAAAAACAGCGGGAACAGATAAAACTCAACAGGAACAACTGGACACACAAAAACAATCTTTTAATGTTTTACAATCAATAGAGACTAATTTGAGGTTGCAAAATAATCCAAATCAAGTTATTAAACCTAGTACAAGTAGGTGGGCACAAAGAATGCAACAAATGACTGAAGCCGGAGAAGGTTATTGGGGGTAAGTAAATGCCAGATACCGATTCAATTATTGTAATATCAAAACCAAGTGGTGCTGCTACAGGTACGTGGTACCTTAAAGCAGAACGAGTAACACACTCTTTTGATAGGGCCCCTTCACAATCTCCTTTTCCCGCATCTGCAACAGGAGTAGCTGGAATTATATTCGGTTTGGATTTAGGACAATGCAAAGAAACTATTCAAATTGAAGGACTTGTGGATTCTACGGGCACTACTGCAAATCCTTCTAAGAATAATCTTGAAACAGTTTTAAGAACTTGGTGGGAGTATGGAGATGATGGTGCTATTTTTCCTATTGTAAGTTTAAGTTCTGGAACTGCAAATAGTTATAGAGGAAGTTTTAGTCATGGCAGTTTTACACAAATGGGCGCATTAGAAGATAGGTGGCAATATAATATTACTTTTTTAGTTAGAGAGAAGGTGACTTAAAAATGGCGGTAGGAACAAAACTATATTATTATGATGGCGCTAATTGGCAAGAAGAAACAGCAAGATTAAAGATAAAAATTCGTGATACTGCTGTTGGTAAGCCTCGCACAATGGAAGCAACTATTGTTAATACTTTAGTTGCTGGTGTATATAGTAAAGATGCTCTTTATCCTACATATAGAAAAGTAAAAGTTGTAGAAGCAAATACAGGACAGACAATATTTGTAGGAAGAGTGGAAGACCATCAACATACTTTTGATGCTTCTCTTGGTCAACTTATAACAATAACTGCTAAAGATTATTTTCAACAGTTATTAGAAAGAAAGATGACTACAGATTATACATCTGGTCAGAAAAGAAGCGCTATTATATCATCAATTGTTTCTACTTACACGGCTGCGCCTGCCACTCCATTGAGTGTTACAGGGATAGCTACTTCTCCCGATGCTACAACAGTAAAAAGATATTATGCTAATTCAAATAAAACGTGTGCCCAAGTTATTGAAGAGCTTGCACAAGAAGACCCTAGAACAGGTGGAACTACAATTGGTTTTGATTATTATGTTAATGATGATTTAGGATTTCAATATTATGAAAGGGGTTCAAAGCCTTCTGGTGGTGCTTCAGCAAGTGGTTTAACGCTTTCTGCAACTGGAACCGATGGATTACAAACACGTTTAATGATGCCTGATTATAGTTTTGCAGAACAGCCGCAAGAATTAGTTACAAGAGTATGGGTAAGAGGTATTTCTGCTTCTGGTGCTGTTATAACTGCATCTGCATGTAATTCAACAACAGAAACCACATATGGAATTGTAAAAGAGAAATGGGATTATTTATCTGGAGTAGGAACTGCGTTAACTGATTCTGCATTACAAACATATTGTCAAAACCGTGCGAATTATTTGTTAACCTTAGCACAAACAACAATAACAAGGGGCTCTGTTAAGATATTTAGATATCCTTATTATAAAATTGGAGCTAATTATTATATTGTTAGGGCAGGAGATTTAGTACATGTTCATTGCCCTTTTAAGAACATTAATCAGGATTTTATGGTTCTTGAAACTACTTATAATGAACCAGACGGGCTTGCTCAATTAGAGTTAGTATCTACAGATACGGGTAGAGGGTATGAACCATCAAATTATACTTCAATTATTCCTAATTTAAGAACAGGGTCAGATGTTGCCATACAGGGTTCAAGAATTGGGGATTTAGTTGTTGGGACAGCTCAAATCGGAACTGCTGTTATAACAGATGCTAAAATTGCTTCCTGTTCAATTAATAAATTAACTACTGGAAGTTTAAATGTAACAGGTGTTATTGCTAGTAATGGTAAGTTTGTTACAGCTACGGGAACTGGTGTTAGAATTGAAATAACTAATACTATGATTGCTGGATATAGTGATGCAACAACGAAACAATTTTATATTTTAGCTTCAAACGGTTATGGGTATTTCGGGGGTGGAAACGCCGTATTAAATGCGAGTGGTTTAGGAATTGTAGGAAATACTACTTTTTCATCTGCTGCTATGATTCGTTTTGCAAATACTTCTGGAGGATTATATAATTCTGCTTCTAGTTGTTATATATATCAGAGTAATGGATATCTTATTTTAGGAACAGATGTGGCTAATGCGGATGTAATGATAGGTTCCACAAATGGTCATGTTGAACTTGATTCTTCTGACCAAATTATATTAAATGGTGCTTTATCAGGTATTATTAGTGCTAGTTCTTGTACCGCAATGGTTATGCCGAGACATAACGGATTAGCGGGTGGCGTGGATGGAAAACTTATATTTGATACTTCAGACCATAAATTATGGTGTTACAGTTTAGCTGATTCTGCATGGCATGCTTTATGGTAATATAGGAGATAAGAAATGAAAGTATTAACAATTTGTTTTGATGAAGAAAAGGGAGTGGCAAATTTTTATGGAAATATGACTCCAGATGAAGCAAATATAATTCTATTTTCTACTGCAAAACAAGGATTATTTAAGGAGGATAAAAATGGCGTGGGGCAAGACAATCAAAACAGTCCCGATTCCGGCTCCAAGTAAAGATTTTAAAGTCTTTACAATGTCTTCCAATATTCTATATCCTCTTCTTTCTTCCGCCAATTTATCTATGCCAATGGGCATGTTGGATAATAATTATTATTATACAGATGAAGCAGGTTGGAAATTAATTTTAAATGATTTGGTGCAAAATTCTAGTCTTTATAAGACTGATAAATATGATTGTCCTTTACCTTATGATTTAGCTTTTTCTTTTGGGCTTTTTTATGCAGATGGAAGTAGTTCAATAAATGAAGAAAAAGGATATTATAGCTGGTATATTTGTAATTCTAATAAAGAATTATTAGAGCGTTGTATTAGTCCATTAGAAAGAGAATGGGGTTTTAATTTTAAAATCCACTCTTATGAGTCGGAGAAAAAGGGTACAAAAACGAATTTTGGGGAAAGAAATAAAGATATTTATAGATTAATTACTAATATAGGTGCTGGAAATAAAAGAAAAAGTCCTAGAAAGGACTTTATTAAAGAATGGCATCAAATGTTTCATACAGAAGGCGGTAGAAAAAGAGTTCCAGGATGCATTATGGAAAGCCCTTTGGAGACTAAACAAGCTTTTATTGATGGAGTTATTGAAGGTGACTCCTGTAAAAGCCAACAAATGTTAGGAGTTAAGAATAAATATACTTTAATGGAGCTTTATATTGTAATGTATGAACTTAGCCTTAATCCCAAAGTGTATCCAGAAAAACGTAGAGAAGATTTTTGGTATTTACACTATTCTTTCTTAAATAAACATAATTCTTATATTGCAAGATTCTTGGAAGATAAAGAATGGGTATCTGTTCAAACTATAGCTAACGAATTTAAAATGTCTAATTCTAAAATGAGTGCAATATTAAAAGGTATGGAAAAAGATGGGACTCTTGCATGTCAAAAGCCTTGGGTTCAAAGAAAAGAAGTAAAATTAGTTAAAGGAATTGAAGCACATTGCGATAAATTTGCAATGAAAGCTAGAGTTACGGCTTTTGAAAGATATGGATTAAATACTTGTGGATTTGTTATTGGAGATATCCCACAAGGAAGACATTCATTTAATTTAATTGTTACAACAACAGGACTACTTTTATTTGAACCTCAATGGGATTTAATTTCTTTTGGCGTTTTTAAAATTGGCGCTAAAGGATATAAACCTCAATGGGTTCTTATCTAATTTTAATTCTAAGCCAAAAAGCGTTATAATAAATAAATTAGGAGGTAAGTTATGATATTTTGGATTATTTTAGCATTTATCTTCGGTACAGCATTCGGAGTAATTGCTGTTACAATTAACAAAAAATAAAAAGGAGGTGAGAAATGGCAATTAGCTATTCAAAAGATGAAAGAAACATGCGTTTCAAAACAACGCAGATAGGCCGATATATAATCGGTGCTACAATAATTCTTTGTTGTTTTGGTCTTCTATATTTCCCGCCTACAAAAGATGTTGCTCCTTACTTAGGACTTGCAGGCACTTTAATTGGCGGTATTGTGATGTTCTACTTCAATAAGTCTACATCAAATGAAAAAATGAATCAGGATGCCGTGTCAATTGAAGAAGAGACCACAACACCAAGTGCAAAAGTACTCCCTTTCGAGGGGTACGCTCCTGATGCGTCTTGTAGTGAAGATTATGATGAAGAAGAGATAGGAGCGTCTGTCGATGACATTGTTACAATAAATGCTTCAAATTTTGATGAAATTCTAAAGAGCTTGAAGAAAGAGGCAGAAGGCCCTCCAGACAATTTAAAGTGGACGCCAATGTTAGCCGCTTTAAGATTTAAAGTTTGGCTGGTAAATAATGTTCCGATTGGTTCCCCTGATTGGAAGGAAGGTCTTGAATATGCAATTAATTTGGCACAAAAAGCATATAAAGAAGTTATTGGAGGGCCTATTCCAAAGACATTTGCAGAAATGGCAAATTATAATAAATTCACTGCCGCTCTAAAGAAAGACCTTAAAAATAAATACGGTTGTGGTAAAGTAGATGGAGAAACCATCAGAATTCCTATAATGACTTTGAGGGAACTCTATAATAAATATGAACAACTGGGTTAAGGTTTTAATTTGTTTATCCCTTGTTCTATGCGCCTTTTTTATTGGGTGTAATAGATGGCAACAGGTTCCATTAGACATTACAGAAGTTAAAGTATCTGCATATTGTCCTGATTTAATCATTATTGCTTGGACTACCACAGAACCTACTGAATGTGTTGTTTCTTCATGCGTTAGTGATAACGTATGTACCCCTTTAGGGGCAGAGCTTGAATATAATATATTACATTTATTTGTAGATTCTATAAATCCAACTGATAATAAAATAGAATACGTGATAATTACAGCTACTTCAGTTGATGGCTCTGCTGTTAGCGAACAAATTAATATCAAAGACTTGACAAATCCATAATTATGTGGTAATATATATAAGTGACTCTTCAAGGTCACGGTTGTTAAGGGAATAAAGGCTACTTGAGATATCTGATAGTGGCCTTTATTCTATTTTAAGACTAAAACTTGACAAAATTAAGAAAGTATGGTAAGATATATAAGTTGCAGCGAGCAATCTCCATATAAAATATTAAATCATTGATAAATGGTGTATAATTAGAGTATGAATGCAAGAAAGTTAAGAGAGTATTGGTGTGATTTGTACAAGAAAAAACATGGAGAAGACTATAGAATACAAAAAAAGACTATTGTTGCTGAAATAACCCTCTTAAAACGTTTGATAGATGCTTATGATGAAGATGTGGTTGAATATGCAATGGAGCGTTTTATCAATAAAAACCCAAAACACAGCACTGTTATTCTAAATTTTACGTCAAAAAAGTATTTTGAAAATAGATTTGATAACTTATTAAAATTAAAAAAGATATTACCTTATTATAAATTACTTAACATTGATTCTGATAGAAGAGAAGAAATAAAAGAACTTATAAATGAATATGAATTGTATGCTGTAGAAGCAGAAGTTGTATATGACGCAGAAAAAGTAAGAAAACAAGAAATAATTAAAATATTAGAAGAAATAAGGGAGGACGTATGCAAAAAGAGTTAGAAGAACGGTTTATTAGTGTCATTAAAACCTCAGAAGAGCTGGCAGCAGCTACGACAAAGGGAATTTCTAGAGATACTTTCATTATTTATAGGGAGCCCTTTGAATTTTTGGCTAAATATATTGTCAAACATGATAATGCCCCTGCTCCTGCCATTTTAGAGGCCAATTTTCTAGATTTTAAGTTTGTTCATGGTGTTCAAGAGTCTGAAAGAAACTATTTAATAGATGAATTATTAAAAGCGGAAACAAGAAGAAAAACAATCTCTATTTTGGACAAAGGGGCTGATTTAATTCAAAAAGATGCGTATGGTGGGGTTGATTTTATAATTACACAGCTCTCAAAAGTACGTAATGTTCCATGTTCTGTTAATGTTACTGATGGAAATGCTCTAGAAAGACTGGAAAGAGCCAAAGAAAGAAAGGCAAAACTTGATTCTGGAGGTATAGTAGGACTCAGAACAGGGCTTTCCTTTATTGATAAACACTTATTAGGCTGGCAATTGGGCAATATGATATCTATTATTGCTCGTATGAAGAAAGGAAAGACGTGGTTGGCACTTTATTTGGCTTGTTCTGTTTATTTAGAGGGTGCCAGAGTGCTTTTTATTAGCCCCGAAATGCCGATTCCTCAAATAGAAGATAGGTTTGACCCAATTATGGGGGCTTTATTGGATTATAAATTCTCAAATAAAGGTCTTATGACAGGTCAAGTTGATTTTGCAAAGTATGAGAAGTATCTGAAAGAGATTAAAAAGCGAAAAGATTGGATTACAGTTGATTCAGATGGAAGTAAACCGTTCACTATACCTGCTATAAAGAATTTGATTGACCTTTATGCTCCTGATGTGGTTGTTATTGATGGGTTTGTGGCACTTGACATTGGGGAAAAATCGTGGGATAATATGTGTAGTGCTGCAGCAGAACTTAAAGCATATACACAGGCTAAAAAGATTATCACATTGGTTACATCACAGGCAACAAGAAGCGCTAAAGGGCTTATTCCTGACGAAACAATGGTCTATGGTGGTGACGCACTTGGTCAGAATAGCGATGTTTTGATTATGGTAGGAGATGACCCTGATGAGCCTAAAGTTAGATGGCTTTCTATTGGGATGGTTCGTGCTGGAGAAGGTTTTAATAAAAAAGTAAAGATTTCATTCGATGTAGATAGCGGGCAAATAGGCGTATAATGTACAGAAGATGGGAAAAGGAAGTAAGAAGAAGAAATTTCATATCTAAATTAGGTGGAAAAGATTATTTTTATGATAAAAAAGCAACAGAATATGCAAGATGGAGCTGGGAAGAACTAGCAAAATTAAGAGACTTTGATAAAGAATTAACAGAGTTATTAAAAAATGAAAATAAAAGACATAGTAAATGATTTGGGCGTAAAAATATATAGAGAAAATAGTAGCACAGGAGAATTATATTGTTACTGTCCTTTTCATAAGAACGGGCAGGAAGAAAGCCCTTCATTTAATATTAATATTATGACTGGTCGTTTTCAATGTTGGACATGTGGTGTCAAGGGTTATAATATTAATGAACTATCTAAATTATTTGGCGGTAAGAAATATATTCTTGATGAAGATAAATGGTTTACTGGTTTTAAGAATAAACTTTATCCGCTAAAAACCCCTCAAAAAGAAGCATTTATTCCCTCTCTTCCATTTGCAGTTAATAACGCAGGAGAGACGTTTCTTAAAAACCGTGGTTTAACCACAAATGATATTAAAAAATGGAAATTAATGTATTGGAAAGATATAAATAGCGTTGTTATTCCTGCAGAAACAATAGGTTATATAATAAGATATATTGACCCGCCTGATAAAAAGAAAAAGTATAAATATATTACAGGAACCAGAATAACAGATTGTTTGTTTGGAGAAGTGATGTTGTCTCATAATACACATCCTTTTACAATATTGGTCGAAGGGAGTCTAGATGTAATTGCCATGCATCAGAAAGGATTTGATAATACTTTAGGTTTGTTGCACTCGGCTATTTCTGATAAACAATTGCAGATTTTAAGGCGTTATCAATATCCAGTATATCTTATGCTAGACCCTGATGAGGCAGGACGGGCTGCTTCAAATAAAATAAAACAGAAGTTAAGGGGAGAGTTTTTGGTAAAGGTTTGTGAGCTGCCTGAAGAAAAAGACCCTGATGAATGTACAATTGAAGAGCTTAAACATTCTTTAACTTCTGCAAGGAGGTGGAACTGCATAGACGCAATTTATAGTTCGGCTATATAAGAAAGAAAGGAGGTAAAATGAGAATAGTAATTACAAAAGCAATAGAAGGCGCTACAGAAAATGAAATTACAGGTAGAAGAAGTATAACAACCGCACAAATTGATTGTGATGAACCGGAATTTGATAGCGCTCTAAAAATACTAGATAAATTGGAAAAACAGGCAAAAAATAAAAAGGAGAATTAAATGTTAAAAGGATTAGAAGAAATTATTGAAAGAACAGAAGAAATTGACGCAATACAAAATGGAAATAGGATACGTAAACTTTATTTGAGGGATAGGGAAAGCGCTGTCCTTCGTTTTATTTCTGAGAAGGATGATGTTATTCTTGCTTATATGCATAGAATGAAGCAGGAATCTGCGGGGGGCAAATCAAAGACAAGGTGGTATTATTGTGTAAAGGGAGATGGTCAGGAATGTCCTCATTGTGTTGATGGAAATAAGCCGAAGGGAATGTTGTATATGTGGACGTGGGTATATTATGTCCTTCATACTAGGCAAAACCC